AACCTGATTGCTATTACGACCAAGCCTTGAATGAAAAGAATTTTAGAAAGAAATTGAAGAGAATTGGATTGTTAAGTATTTAATCGAACAATTTAAAGAAAAGGAGGAATAACCATGCCAACAATACTAAAAGAAACTTATCCAACAGCCAAGAAAGAGCATATATGTGAGTTTTGTGGCTATAAGATACAGCCGGGACAAAAATATGTTCGCCAGACAAATGTATATGACGGAGTCGTGTATGACTTTATCACACATCAAGAATGTAAGGAAGTTGCCCATGAATTGAGAATGTACGATGATTGTGATGACAATGGATTATGCGGAGAACAGTTTAGGGAAGAATTGGACTCATACGTATACGCCAATCATTACGATGATGAAGCGGATGATATTTGTTCTGATTGGCAGTTATCTCACTATGAGATAGCGAAAAAGGTATTGAAAGAACTTAAAAATGAATAGTCATGACCGAAGAATTTGTAACATTAGAGACAGCAAAGATTCTGAAAGAGAAAGGGTTTAATGAGCCATATTCGCTTGCTATTAATGTTGAAGATAGCAGACAATATACGACCAGTAGAACAAATAGTGAGTTACCGATAAAAGTATGTACCCAACCGCCACAATCCATCGCCCAAAAATGGATACGTGAAACCAAGGACCTACATATTTCCATCATTAGAAACGCTTGCGGCTATGGCTATGATATATGCAAGGCTGATAATGGAACTCATATAACTGATGGGGTATTAAAAGGTCCTAATGATGGTGGACAGTGGAATACCTACGAGGAAGCACTTGAAGCCGGAATACAAGAAGTATTAAAACTTATATAACCATTATGAACAAAGGAATTTACACAAAAGAAAATGTAGGTAATGGTGTATTTATCTTTACCGTCAATAAGAATTTTGTAGAACCTAAATTTTGGGGACTGCATGAAGAAAACGAACAGGCACAATGTGTAGTTATTATCCATGATGGCAATGCTTTATTCTTCTATCCGGAAGATATGGATAATGATACCCATATTTTTCTTGATTGGGAGAAAGAGCAAACAGGAAAGATATATCCAACCACAGAAGAAGGTATGAAGGATACCGATGGAATAGGTAATACCAAAGCATTGGCTGTATCCGGAAGCGAAATTGCTGAGAAAGTCATAGCATTGGACTTATGTGGATTAAGTTGGCACATTCCGACACTACAAGAGAGTGTCTTAGGGTATGAACATAAGGTTATGCTGAATGCAGCCTTAGCTATCTGCGGAAAACAACCAGTGAAAGATGACTGGTATTGGTGTTCTACGAGAAAAGGAAACAAACGCAATTTTATTCTCAGTTGGGGCGACGGTTTTAGATACGACAACATTCAGGACAGTGACGATAGGGTTCGCCCCGTGTCCGCTGCCTCTCTTAATTCACTTTAACCTTATAAATGATTACAACTATGGCAAAAGTATTTATAACAAAATACGCTTTAACAACAGGCATTAAAGAGATAGAAGCAGATATTATTAGAAGTAGATTTGAAGATGGAGAATATGTAATGGATGGTTTATGTTCTTACTTCTGTATAGGGGAAAACGCATTCACCGATAAATCCGAAGCGTTGAAAAAGGCGGAAGAAATGAGGATTAGGGAAATCGCTTCCCTTCGTAAGCAGATTGAGAAACTTGAGAAATTGTCTTTTAAAGTATAGGAGAAACAGCAATGAAGAAGATAATGTTCAATGATAAATACAGTCTAACCCAGGCTGTATTGGATGGTCGGAAGACTATGACGAGAAGAATAATCAAATGTCCAAGAACTTTTAGGGGAGAATGGGTCGCAGGATTCAATATACACAGACGCCATTCTGACAAAAAGATTGTTGATTGGCCTTGTATGTATGATGCTGATGAAAGAGAGTTTGATATGGGCGAGATATTGCCGAAATATGAACTTGGAGAAGTTGTTGCCATTGCGCAAAGCTATATGGATGTTGACCGATTTCATAGAAAAGGGAAAAATGCAGCTTTCTTAGAATACTTGGATTCTATATTGCCTGAACTGAAATTATATCCCGGTTGGACTAATAAAATGTTTGTCCGCGCTGACCTCATGCCCCATCATATCCGCATTACCGACATCAAGATAGAACGGTTGCAAGACATTTCCGATGAAGATTGCTTGAAAGAAGGAATTTTTAAATGGGATGCTGGACAAAAGGATATTCCTTTTTATTCATTCCATTACGCAGATATACCCGACTACAGTAATCCTTGTGACGCCTTCGCAGAACTAATAGATAAAGTCTCCGGCAAAGGTACATGGGAATCCAATCCCTATGTATTCGTTTATGAATTTGAACTGATTGATTAAAAACGAGAAAAGTATTGATTATGAAGCGTGAAATAAAATTCAGAGGGAAAAGTGTTGATAATAATGAATGGGTGTATGGCGATTTAATTCATATTGGAAATGGATGTATTATATATAAAGGCTCACAAAGTGATTATCAAATTACCAACAAGACAGGTGTAGCTATCGAATTATTCGATGATGAGGTTTCAGTTGTACGTCCAGAGACGTTAGGTCAGTTCACGGGCTTGTGCGACAAGAATAGAAAGGAAATCTATGAGGGCGATATACTTATGTGTGAGCAACATATAGCTCTTGTATTGTGGAACAAAGAACTTGCTACATTCGCATTACAATTCGATTTTGAAAAAAAAGTCGGCATGAGACCTTTAGGCGAATGGCATGCTATGACAGTCGTTAGTAATATTCACGACAACCCGAATTTGTTGAAAGAAAACAACCATGAGTAAATTAGAGCACATTGCCACAATTGATTACTGCTACTGGAGATTAAACAAGCTCAAAGAACAGCTTTCCAAGCCTAAATCGACTATGGAGCAGTTGGTTGATAAAGCCTGCGGTTATAATGAAGTAGAAGAAGTGAAAAAGGAAGCTATAACCGTTTTGGAACAGATTATTGAAAGCAAAAAGGCTATCGGTGCGGATTATTCGGGTGATAGCAAGTTCCTTGATAAATTAAAGAACAAAGAAACGCATGAGTAAACTATACAAAGCAACCCTCTTCGGTAAATCATTCATTATAGGATGGTTCAGTTATGCAGATAAATGGTATCATAAATTTAGTATAATAAAATAATGGATATAACAGAATTAAAAATAGGTGACCGGGTGAGAATAAAACTCCCGTCACCACAAGGAGAAAGACTTTCCATACCCATGCAGGTAATAGGGCTGCTTTCTAGTTTCAACAATCCAAGCCCTAAAGATACGGTATATCTTGACTTTGAAGGAAATGAGGGAGATATATGGGAAGAAGAAGTACAAAATTTAGTGTTTTCAGACAATGAAGAGAAGTCATGAGAAAAGCAGACAGAATAATCAGAGACAGACATTCCCGCATCCCGGACAAATACAAGAAGGTTGACACTACTGTCAACGGGGATGTAGAAAGCCTTGCCGAACAACACAAGGAAGTGGAAAGAAGGCTATTCCCTCTACGCCTTAACAAGACCACCGTTATTTCGTCACAAAAGACAAACAAAATGAAGCATATGCAGCGAAAGCACGTAAACGGATGGGGATAACAGAACCGAAGAAACCTTTTGTCGACCCGCTTTCGGAAGAAAACATTACCAAGTTATACAAGGAAGAAAAGATACCACCCCGCAGAATGGCAGAGATGCTGAATGTAAGTGTAAGGACGATATATCTAAGATTGGCTAAGTATGGACTTACAAAAGTTAAATGCAGATAACATGAAAGAGAATAATATTTTAAACAAAGAGATTTATAAGGAGGCTATGATAGCAGCCTCTAAGGTTGATTTCCTTGAGAGCAAGGAAGAGGTTAAGATGTATGCCACTTCGCTGTATAACGCAGTAATGTGGGGCAGAAATCATACGGTTAAAGCAAAAGAATTAGAGACACCAAGCTAATACCCTCACCAAAACGGCAAGCGGTATAACCCAATGGAGAATCCGTTCAAAGCGTTCTAAACGTTCCATTGGATAACCCGGAAAAGGCGGCAATAGTCCATGTAAAGGACATTGTCCGCCAATTCAAGCAGTTCATCTATGTAATCCCTTTTTCGCATCACGTTCAAGTTTTCTACGTTGTTGGCGGTTTATACCATTTGCTATGGCAAGACTGTTCAGCGTATCTTTCTGTTCGGGAGAAAGCATGTTATATACTTCTTCCCGTGATTTGCCTGATAAAATGGCTTGTACTATTTTCCACATAAGCTACGTCTGCAATGTTCACACAAAAATTTCTTCGCTACCGGGAACATCTTCTGTCCCACATATCCGCTAAGGTACTGCGCTTCTTCTCCATACGGGTCGATGCCGAACGCCCGTGAGATATGCCGGCATAGATGCCCCTTTTCATGGTCGAAAGAGTTTTGAAACTCTGCCGGGGAAGAAGTAAGGGCTATAACCATTACGGTTTGTCTGTTTCGGATATTAGAGTAAGTGATACCCGTATTCAGATTGCAGGAGCGCATGTTCTTATAGGCATTCACCAAATCCAGCCCCCTGCATCCTACCCGCTGAAGGTCGGCGATGATGCGGTCGGTATAATAGCAGTCCACCGCATAATATACCCTTACTTCCCAATCATAATCCGGTATGTAAAATTCCTGTATTATCATAGGCTACATCATCTGTTCCCACATGATAGGATTGCCGGAGCCTATACAATCGGCATAGAACCGAGTGAAAGGCATTCCATTGTAAGCGTCCACATCATCTATGTAATCCTTAATGAACAATGCGAGATGTGCTTCGTCAGTGATAGAACTTTTGTAGTAATCCGACTTCGCCATGTTTGCCACGTAAACGCTGTCGTACCCTGCATCCTTCTCCAGGTTTATACTGTACTTTTTAAGAAGTTCCTCTACCTGTTCTTTGCTGATTGGCTCCAGCTTTTCTTCTTTGCCCGTAGATTTGTTTTCCATCTTCATGCGGGAAACAGCCCATAGGCACATCTTCTTGCTGAAATGCCATCCGTACTGGCTGAGATAGTCAGCCATTGCAGGCGGTATTCTGTCGTATGTATCTAATCTTTGTTTCATATTTTCCTGATTTTAAGTGATTGGCAAAAGAGGGGAATAATCCCCTCTCCATTACATGAACTCTCCGTTGGCGCGTCTGCGTCTGCGTTCGCCCATATCATCACCGTAAGGCTGTGAACCGCGGCGTTCGCTGTAAACCGGATATTCCGGGAAGTAACCCGGCATACGGCGTTCGCCCATATCTGAGCCGCCGCTATAGCTTCCACCGCGTGAACCACCGCTGTTGCGATAGCCCATTTCACCGCCCTGCATCTCACGCATGGCTTTCTCGTAACCATAACGGCAACCCTCTCTATAGGCTTCTTCCATAGGATTACCGCCTCTCATACCGAAGTCACGATCATATTCTCCGCGTCCTTCTTCCAATATTTCCCACATTCCCATATTATTTCTTTGTTTTAGATGTTTCAGCAACTCCGAGCTGTTCCATTAATTTCTGGTTTTGCGCAATGAGGTCAGCCATATTCCTGCTCATCTCCTGCATGTTCTTATCCATATTGGACATTTGCCCTTTCAATGCGGATATTTCTTGTTCCTGCTGTTGCTTGGCTGCAAATTCAGGGTTAAGCGTGGCAAGCATCTGGTCACACACCCTAAGAAAGTTCTGATGATATTCCACGCTTTTTAGAACATCCTCGCTCTTCTGTTTCATAGTAAGGACCTCGGTGTTCATCTCGTCTCTTGAACCAGTAATCAGCATCCCCGTTTTAACATCATCGGCAATATTGGCATTAGCCGGTATTTCTTGCAAATTAACATTTTGCCCGTTTATATTCACGACAAAATCAATAACTTGGACCGGCTGTGGATAAGGCATGTTGGGAACAGTCTTATATATAGTTTTTATAGGGCTTGCATTAACGACCTGCCCACATTCCAAACTTGGATTTGCCCCTCTGTGAAGAAGAAATAATGTACTGTTAACTCGTAGATTTTGAAACATATTGGTTTGATTTTAAAGGGGTGTGGCTATTCCCATTTTGGAAACAACCACAAAGCCCCATGTTAACTACTTGCTCTTTTGAGCGGTTGCTTCTGCTGTCGGAGTCGGTGCCGGTGCGGTTGTCGGACGATACCCACCGTTAACAAGGAACAGTTCGTTGGTGTACTTGTTATAGTGGATTTCGTAGATACCCGTTCCGGCAAGGTTGCCGACAGTCACCGGCTCATTGTTGTAAGCCAGCAACGGTCTTGTATCCCCATTAGTCCCTATCAGTATCGGGAGTGTAGCAGTCGTACCGGCAGGTATCGCCTGGCGGAGACTGACATAGAAACCGCCTACATAGCTTCTGTTACGGAACGCATGGTTAGGAAGTTCCAAAGTCACGTTCTCCGTGCCGACTGTTACGGCTACCGTAGGAAGGGTATTGAAATTAGCCCTTCCAATAGTAGGGAACAAGAAAGGAAATCCTGTAAAAAAGTTAGGCCACATAATTACCCCCTTTCTTACCGGAATTAACCCCAGTAGTTGTTACAACCACAACCGCCACGTCCATACATTGCATCACCGGCGTAAGCACCGAAAGCCGCAGCACGGAAACAGTCTGTGTTGATGGCTTGAATATTAGGGTAAACAACCGGAACGGTGTTAGGCATCTTGCATTTTATTCCATCGACATCGGACTGCAATGCCTGCAAGCCTGCTGCCAAAGGAGCAATCTGTTGTCCTACTGAATTCAGGATAGTAGCATTCTGGTTACGTTGGGAGATTTCAGCAGTCAAAGTGGCTTTTTCTGCTGTAAGAGCCGCAATCTTGTCCTGCAATGCCTGGTTCTGCATGGCGTCCAGCTTCGCAAGGATAGCATTGGTATTGGCGGTCGCACCGTCACGCAATGAAAGAGCATTCTGATTGGCCGTGTTGACAAGCGCGTTGGTCTGATTGCACATCGCAAGCTGGTTCTCATAGCCCATTGTGGTAATGGCGTTCTGAGTCTTGCAGCAACAATCTGCAATCTGAGTAAGAACAGCCTGATTTCCGGACTGGAATGCGTTGATGATTTGCTGGCTTGACATGCCCACCTGATTGCCCACATTGGCGATAAGTCCCTGGATGTTGCACAGGGCGCTCTGTAACTGTTGGGTAGAGCAGTTCAAAGAAGAAGCAAGCTGGTTGATGGCATTGCCATTGCCCTGAATGGCTGACATCAGGTATTCACGACCGACATCACCGTTAAGCTCAGCAGGCAGACCGCCACCATTGCCAAAGCGGTTGCCGAAGCCGTTGCCGCCCCAACAGAACCACAAAAGGATAATCCAGATGAACCACCACGAGCCGCCCCATTGGTCTTGGCTGCCACGTCCCTGGTTCAGTAAAGCGAGAAGTCCGGGGTCTACACCCTTGCTTCCCATCAAGTTGGGCAACATAGCCATGATGTCGAATTTGCTTCCGCCACCATTTCCGTTGTTCCCGTCTTGATTGAAGACATACGTTCTTTCCATAGAGATTTATATTTTGTATTACGGTCAAAATCAACCGCATCACAAAAGTATAAATACCGATACTGCCATGAAATCAGTTGTTTCCCAACGCTTTCCTAATGTTTTCCCAATATATTCTCAACATTTTCCCGCCTTCCATACGTTCTTGAAAATTGGAAATCATGTAGTTTATCGCGCGTTTGGTCTTGTGAATTTTAGGAGCTATCTGTGAAGGGTACATTCCCCTTTCGACAAGCAACTGTACAAGCAAATAGCGGGCGTCTACGGTTTCCGTATCCTTATCCGAAGATAGTATTCGGCTGGCGGGTATTTCGGTCTCCTGCGCCACGAGATTAATTGTTTCGGCAAAGATTTCTGACTTACACATAGTTTTTCTGAATTTTATATTTATCTTTGCCCTGCCACATAAAATATTTGATTATATACGAACAAAGCATAAGATACCGTGTTGAAGATATTAAAGCCTCCAACGTGCGGTGTCTTATGCTTTTTTCAAATTTTTATGTGGCAATAATTATTTGAACGTTGGGGGCTTTCTTTATACTCTAAGCCCCCGAAAGAGTGTCAGCTACAAGCCAACTTCTACATCGTTAATTTCTTTCTTACCATACAAATAGATTATAACTTATTCCTGCGCCTACGTACATGCCGCCTGGATACCCATATCCAGCCTGCAACCCCAATCCCCAACGCTTTTTCTTCGGCTTGATGGGAACCGGATGATAGATGTCATTTGTTACTGTCTGATAAACCGTCTTAGGAAAGACCTGCATACTATCCAGCCGCGGGTCTACATATCCGCTCACCACCGCACGATACAGGCTATCTTCATATACAACCCGTTTGCGGTGAAGTAAAGTATCACCTATACGTACTGTGTCATTCGGCAATATCTGCCAAAAGACCGCTATCGGTGCGGAGATAAGAACCGTGTCAAGTTTGACAACTGTCTGTATCTTCGTCTCGGTACGTATTTCTGCCGGGAGAGGCTCGAGCAGGCGGAACCACGCCACCACACAAGTGATTGCCAGCAATACAATCAATATACAGGGTAGTTTTTTCATGACCTCAACAAATAATGATTTACAACCATGCCTGCACATATTGCAGCAACTCCACACAGCAAGTCTATTTTGCTCCACTTGCCGTTATAGTAGTGGCAACGGTCGCTGTTCTCCTTGATGAAGAGCATCAGCAGTGCAGTGCTGCCACCGAATACTATGGCGGTGGATAGATAGACCACCGCACCTAAGATGTTATTTCTCATACCATAAATAATTAAATAATTAGTAAGATACTACACCGTAGCTCCACTGGCATCTACCCATGAAGAACCGTTCCACCATATAGGTTTACGCAGGGTCACATCAAAAAATTGAAAACCATTATCTGCATTGCCAGGACGTTGTGAAGTAACTCCTACATTTAAATATGGAATTGCGAGAAAATCAGTAATCGGACTTTTTAAATTCCCACTCGTTGACACCAAGACTCCCTGATTGTAAAAAAGATGCGGGTATAAAGCTTTGTCCGGTATATCGTCCTTTACCGGTTTCCACAGCAATACCGATGTCTTCATGCTTGACCAGGTAGAATCATGTTCACCGATTAATGCACAGTCTGAAAAATCCTGAAACGATAAGGTTTCAACGTCATTAACCGAACTGAATCCAACAACAACTTCTTTTTTCCCGTTAGGTGACTCTCTGTATACCTCAAACCCATAGTTCTTACCAGGGTTTATATAGAAATATGGTGTTTTCTCTTTATCACTATCGGTAATATCTATATTAAACGCACGTTTGGCAATAGGTATATTTTCTCCACACAACAGATATATTGTATATTTATAATTTCCATTCTCCCGATTATTAATAATGTTACCGATATCCTTTAATTCAATATTTTTTTTGTTAAAAGCATCTATAACATACTGGCGCATACCTAATGAAGTCGTTCTATTATAATTATAATAACAGGCTTTGTACCAATTTGTATCAACCAATGTTCCCCCTATTCTACAGTTGAGAAATACGCAATTCATATCTACAATATCAGTATTATTCAAAAACTCAGGCATTGTCATATCTCCGGCTTTATCCCATAACCCTCTAAAATAACAACCAATATATGTTACACCTTGATTTTCACTTAATATCCTGCTATTCATATAAAAATAACAGCCTATAAAGTTGGCTTGAATGAGACCTCCACCACCTTCAATTGTAACTCCGCTAGCTTCCCAGTGACAGCCGGTAAAATTAGCTTTGATTTTTTGAGTTAATGCTATATTGCTTTGTATGCAATTAATGAAGTTAGTATACAGTCCTCCTCTGAATGTACCTAACTTATAATCAAAAGTCCTTTTTTCGTTATATCCTCTGAATTCATTTACCGAATTAAATATCCAAGCATCTCCCGCTAACCCCTGTCCCTCATTCATTTTGGATATAGTACCATCCCTTAACACCACATTTATAGCATCAAGCCGATATATTACATCTGAATAGGTGTCCTCCCATGAATAATAAATGACATTATGCCAACGCATAACATCAATATATCTATCAGCCAATGCCAGTATATAAGGAGCCCGCCTTATACTAATATTGTCCAAACGTACAGGAGCCCCACTGATTATGACAGGAATTTGCCAATTACGGTATTTCGTATCGCTGCCTTTAGACATGATAAAACCTTCTTTGATTGAAAGCCCGATAGAAGAGTATGCCGTTCTCCAATCATTTATTCCATCATTCATGTTTATGACAATATGGAAATCTATGAAAGAAGACATATTCATGTCAATCGACAATTCATTCAAAATCTTTGCATCTATGTCTTTGGTAAACAGATAAGTCTTCTTATTGGAACATCTTATACTGCGACATATCCGCACGATTGCATTAAATGCATCAGAGCTGTCTGTTTTACCGTCGTTGGACGCGCCAAACCATTCCGGCATTAAGTATTTGTTTTCTACATCCCCTTTGATATTCAACGCATTTAAAAAACGCCCCCCATTAAATTTTAGAATACACCCTTCAGGAATGCTTATCTCAGCGCCATCCAAATCAAAATCATACCTGATTTCGTATATAGTATCAGGCTGATTTATCATTTCCTGGGTAAGAATATTCTTTCTACCAACAATATTCCTACGCAATATCTTATACCCCTTGCCGCTGAATCTGTCAGGACTAAAAGGGCGGTCGGCAAATTTTAAAACACTTAAGTTTTCCCCTTTGTCTACAGACACAAGGTCTTCGTCATCCGCAAGACCGGAACTAATGAAACTCTTTAGGGCGTTAGGGGTGATAGAACCGTTTTCTCTGTCTTCTTGAAATGGAAACTGCTCATTACCCGTCAAAACGTCTCTTTTGGGGAGTTGTCCAATTTGTTGTCCTTTTTCTGTTTTCTCTTCCATACTACTATTTATTTTTACTTGTAAGCAATATCGGCTTTCCGTTAGTCAACAACAATGGAGCGTCATTGGCTAATAATAAAGCCCCTCCGTCAGGAAATGGATGCGGCTTATTCCCGCCAGCACCGGGAAACCCTATGGTAAGTATGCTGATTACGGGAATGCCGATTATAGGAATGCTGATGTGAGGGATAGTGATTGGTTTCATAGGCTATCCCTCTTTAATCATTTTGGCTTCTGACACTTTCGTAGCACTTCTTATTGTAATTTCCATACCTGCCGCTATGCCAATAAGACGAAATATCACATTGGAAGGACCTAAGGCTTGATTGGCATTTGGGGAAAGCGGGATAGGATTCATGCCCTCGATATTGGCAAATACAGTCACCATTCCGCCCTTGTTCTTTATCTGTATGGTAACGGGATTACCGTCACTGACAAACGTTGCGTAATACGCTGTTTTGCCTTCTTCTTGTTGAAATGATAAAACTTCTGCTGCCATGATGTTTACTTTTTAGAGTTATTCAAATAGTTCACAATTCCCTGCACATGCAAGTCCACTATTGCCCGCTTCCCCTCTTCCGATAATAAGAAGCCAACATCTTCCTTATTGTCTTGGAATAGGTTCTCTGTAAGGACTGCCGGGCACTTCGTGTGCTTCAAAATGTAGAACCCGCTTTCCTTATCAGGGTCGCCATCCGTCATATCCTTGCGTATCTTCATACCCGACAAAAGTCGTTCGGCTGCCGCATATAAGCTGTCAGCTAATTTATCGGCTTTCGTCTGACCTGCCGAAGTCCACGCTTCCCAACCACGCGCCTGCATCCATTCAGAGCCGCTTCCCGCTGCATTACAGTGGATAGACACGAGGATTGTGTCACTCGCCTTGTATTCGTTCGCCCTACGGCAACGCTCCGATAGAGGAACGTCTATTTCCTCTTTGACGATACGTTCTGCGTCAATGCCTTTCTTTCGCAGCTCCGCTTCCAATCGTATGGCAATCTCACGGGCATACGCATACTCTTTCAATCTTCCGTCCGGTGAACACTTGCCCGGAGTGTTACTTCCGTGTCCGTTGTCAATCAATATTTTCATTCTGCACGTCCTCCTTGAAATATTTGTCATAAACCACACGAGCCACCCATCCGGCAACAACACCGACACCGAATGATACAACAGTAGTCAAGTTCACCCAAAACGGGGTGTAGTGCATGTAAAGCATAACTCCCACGATGATAGCGATAACAATCGCTGCGATAATCAGTTTCTTTTTCATTTTGTTACTCCTTATCTTTAGTTATTATTTCACTCATATCTTCTTTCTCGACATCGAGCACTTTCTTTCCGAACAATCCCAACGCTTTCAGTAAGTTAAAATTATATCCCTTTGGCTTCAAGATATTGCTTATGATAGAGCAGAACTCTATGAAGCAGACAAACAAGCATGAATACACATCAATATTCCATTTATTGCCGGAAGCAATGTTTATCATCACCACCATACAAACAAAGGCAAAGTATGTCACCATTTTACCCATAGTACGGCGCACGGCACTTGAAAACCGAAATTCTTCACCCAATAGCAAGCATTTCCTTATCCCGAACATTAAATCGCATACAACGACTGAAAATGTTACTATCAGCCACGGTATCATGTGTTCCAATGACTGTGCAATAAAACTGCTTGCTATTACCGAGAAACCACCCGGTATGCTTTGGGTAATAATGTTATTCTTCATCTTATCGTTATTTGTCAATTATTCATATCTTTGTGTCTCTTATCAAATAAGCGAACTACTGTCATTCCGTTTTGCTCGTGAGAGTAGGACGGGATTTTCATATCTTACCGTAATAGCGGAACCACGCTCCCCATTTACGTTCTTTCAAGTAGTTCGAATTATCCTGGTTGAGTTTGGCTTCCATCTCAAATGCGCTCGCACGGTAAGCGTTTTTATTGACCTTACCGTCCCCAATCTTGCTGTCTGTAAACAGATGGTATATAAAGCTCACAAACCATTCTGTCAAATACAAAATGTAGTAGAATAGCGGGATAAGTAACAGCCACCATGCACTGACATGGAATGACAATAATACGGACGGGATAGCCGCTATCTCCATACACTCGAAGAACTGTTTCTGATGTGTCCGTTCATGGCGTATGATTGTTTCGGACAACTCTTTCAGCTTCGTAAGGATGAAGCCGAAGAGCATGATTGTTGTGTAGCCGCCAAAGAGGATAAGTTTGGCAAACCAGTTTTCATAAAATACTTTTACTCTCATAATCAAATAAGTTAAATTCAATTCTTATAATTAGCTTCTTATATTATAGCTGTATAATTTACCATCAATTTTAAATTCAGTAAGACACGTTATATTCATTTCGTTAAAAACATAACGAGGATTACACATACCCATTAGAGTAGCATAATTGCCATTATTAATAACAGAACCATAAACACCAGGAGCTACTTGTTCATTAAGAGCACAAACTTCAAAACCGCTATCTATACCAGCTGCTACAATTCTATATTCAAAACTTTCTATATATTTTGAAAAGTATAGGTTACTTGTATAATTTTTAGGGTCTCCAACATAAGGCAAATCAATATATTGTTGAAGAGTAATAGGATTAAAATTATACTCACCAACACAAGGATAAGAATAGCCGGCATAAACAACATTATTACCGATATTAAGCAAATCAATATTTTTATTTCCAACAGCAAGATTACTAATAGGTGTAGTTTCAATTTTAATCATATCTACCCATCTCCATTTTTTAATATCAAGATTTATATTTACACTCTAAATTATTATCTCTCTCTCATATCAAACATCTGTTATAGCATACATTGTTTCTTTATCTTTAGAACCAATACCCTTGTATTCAGCGGAGGTTTTCTTAGTAAGAGTATTAATATTATCACTATTAACAAGAGAAGCAATAATTACTTTACTTTCTCTATTATCGTCATTTGAGATAATAGAAATACGATTGGTAAACATCTTAACAGGATTATTTCCAAAATAAGTAATAATAAAATGCAATTCGTAAGACGTACTATCATTTGCTATCCAAGCATTTACGCAACCTAATTCTATACAATTATTATTATTGGGATTATTATTAATGTGAAAATAATATCTTGTATGATTAGCTAAAATATCAGCTACAACATTCTTAAAATTATCAATATTGCCAAATAAATCAATTGTTCGTTGTTCGGCATCAGCTCCAGCAAGACTTACATTGTATAAAAATTTATCAATATTAGAAACGACGATAGTTTTACCATAATGAGTAGTTTTCACATACTTCTTCGTAGCTATATCCGCCACTATTTCCGCAGGCGTTTCAATAGTTGGACTAACACTTTGTGTATCTCCCTCGGGTTTATACGTATCAGTACGAAGAGTAACGTATGCTTCATGAGAAGCATAAAAGTGGTATTTACCACCACCTCGTACAAAAACATAGCATGTATCAAAGTGGCTCAAATTACCTAAACCCCTCACAGGGTCTATATCTGCATGAACGAAATCTGATAAGTATATAGTAATATTGCTATCACGATTAACGCCCCAAGCATTCGGAACAAATTCCCAAATTTTACGAGTAGAAAAACCTCTCTCATGTTGAGACCATGACGGTTTTGTACCGCTATCTAATGATACCAGCACTTCTACTCGTATGTTCATTCTTTCTCCAGCAGCAATCGTAACCGGATACCATGTATTTTCATCCAACCCGGTAGCGTCAATCTCTGTAAGCTGCATCATGTAGCCAACACTACGAGCGCTTGAAATGCTGTCATCGACATATTTCTTATCAGAGACTTCCGCCCAATCCCCATTCTTACGACCGTATGCCTTTCCATCAGTTGGCGCTTCTTCTATGCCGCCAATCTTCCCCTGGCTTACCCATTCACCGTTCACCCATGCGTAGTAATCATAAGGAGCTTCCGTGCCTACAGCCATGAACCCGTCAACTGCCGAACCATCGGGAACAGCGGATTTCAAGGCTTCAAGGGTGGCGTATTCGCCGGCTACCTTAAATGACTTCCCAGGTTCTCCTTGTATACCTGGCTCGCCTTTTTCTCCTTTCAAAAATTCTAAAGGATAATTGACCACAGAAGCTTCACTGTTGCTTCCTGAAGGTTTAAATGCAGGTAATGATGTTACATCATCCGCTTTGTCCGCATTCGGTACTTCATTAACCCCTATGGAGTTAGCCATAAGACGGGCAACTATTTCTTGATAATCCTGTTCTGTCCAAGCCATAATTATTCCTGTTTATCGGTTGCTTCTTCCGGTTGATTGTTGATAGCACGATTGAGCGCGTCAATGAAGAAAGGTTTGCAAAAAGCATTTGCATGCTCTTGTATCAGGGCCACTTCTTCATCACTATACTCTGTCTCTTCATTGGAGTTGTATATCTTCAAAGCGAGTGCATGCGATGCGATACCGTTACCGTTCCGGTATAATACATTCGCAAAATTCTCTCTACAATCTATATTTTCACAATGCTTACGGGTAATGTCCGTAGCAATCAGTAATTGTTTAAAATTTATCTTTTTCATGAGCTTGGGTATGATTTAGTTAATCTTCCATCTTTATAAAAAGAAAGTCCGCTGATGCCAAGAGACACTTGGTATCTTGAACCACTTAAATTTGAAATCATTGACAATGACCCTGCAAAAAGGGTGGTAGACGCAGTTAAGTTGCCATCACTTGCTATATTGTCCAATTTTAATCTTGGGTAAGTAACAGAAGTACCTCCGCCTCCACTATCAAGGAATGAAATTCCACCCACATCATATCCTTTTGAATTATAAAATTTTAGGCTGTTTGAATTTGGGTTTATTTCTATTTTTGTACCTGACGAAGCGGTTGATATTTTGCCAACAATGCTAACATTCCCATTTTCGTCTATCACCAAAGAGTTGTTAGGAGTTCTTACATTTTTAAACACCCCGCTGTTTGCATTTATCTCTCCCGTAAAAGAGCCGTTATGACATTCAATAGAGCCATCTTCGTGTATCTTGATATTTCCATTGGCGGTAATTATACCTTCCAACTTAATATGTTGCGACTTTAACGTTATACTTTCCGCCGACACATTAAACAAGGACGAAGCTTTTACTCCATTTTCAAACTCCGCAGCAGCCCAAATCTTGACACCATCCGCAGTGGTTAACCATCCCGCGCTTTTGCTTTCAAGATTGGATGTTCTTTTTGCCACAGCTTCAATCTTTTCATTAGTTTGGCTTAGCTGGGTTTCAAACTTTGTTATCATATCCTCGTAGGCATTATCGGTCAATGCCAGCGAATGTATGTATATATCCCCCGTAAACTTCAACTCAAAATCGCCCGTTCCGTCCCATGCGCCGGAATACTCCTTCATTGCGTATTCCTCGCCCGGTTCAAGACGTTCGGTGAAATGCAGGTTCTGACCGGGAAATCCTATTGTCAGCGTTCCGGCTGTAGCTACCTTATACCGGAAAGAGATAAAGAACTTCTTCGGTTCTTCTCCTTCCTCATAGGTAGGCTTATTGGCTAAGTCCGCATTTGACTGTTTAATTCCGGAAGAAAGAATACGAAGCACGTTTCTATCCCCGTCTCTGATAACGGCAGCCATGGCATCCTTGCGGGAATAGAACTCCCCATTCACTAATAAGAACTTTCCGTTCACAGTAAAGAAACGAACATCGTTCTTTGTCTCCCAACCGTTCGTATTGCTTGCAAATGATGCATTGTACAGATAATTATCCTTTGCCTGCACCTCGTCAAGCACTTTCGAGATTTCTGAATAAATAAGGTCTTCCAGTATCTTGAACTGGGTCATAATGTTTATTCCCGTTTTCAAGATAAAGTCTCCCATGAACTTGTTGCCTTGCGGACTGATAACCGTCACTTCCTTACCTGCTAAAGAATAAGAATTTATTCCTGCATACTGGTGGATACTCGGTGCATCGTCCCCGTACACGGACAAGGTGATTGCGTTCTGACGCTTCTTGTCCGTTCTGTTTCCGAGTTGTACAAGGCTATCACCTTCCTGCGGTATGTCGCTGTTTGCATCACAGTCCGTTTTGCTAAGGTCTATATAATCCTCGCCGACACCTACGCATAGGCGCCAATAGTAACGGTTGGACACATTCTCATAGACACCCGGTTTGATATTGAAGTCTTGAAACCGTACCTGGTCGCCTTCCTTGAACGGGTTTTCGATAGCCGTTTCACCATCATCAACCAGTAAATAACACCGCCAAAAATCCTCGTGTTCTTCCACCGTTCCACATTTCATTCCGGCGGCAGTGAACATGTAGTTTCCGCCTGCATAAGAGAGCTTCTTTATCTCCAACTCGGAGAACATCGCCTTAATACGCACAAAGAGTTCGTCCACTTCAATATAGGATTTACCCGTCTTGCTGTCTACTTTAATGACAAAGCCTTCACCGAGAGCACCGGAAGAAAAATTCATGGACTGGATGTAGTCTGAAAATAATCCGCCTAAGAACTTTATTAAATAGCTGGTTTGGTCAGGTTTGGTTTTATTCAAAAACAGCTTTTCTCCAAAGGCTTTAATGATTGATTCCACTTGTTGGGTAGTTAATCCTCCACCGCCTTGCCCGCCTACAATTGAGTCTATCTGATTCTGTATCTTTTCTAAAGTTCCTACCGCTTTGTCATTGCGAAGGGTAATATCATACGTTGGGATGAGAGCGTCTCCTTCCTTTATTGTAAGGCTGTCAATAATAATGCTCCCGTTGATGTTTAAGTCTTCATCCTCGAATAACATTAAATCACCTTCCTTTATACTGTCATGCAGTTCCGGGTGACGCGCCATAAATATTTCGTCTACTTTAGGCTCGTAAGTATATCTTACATAATCATTTTTTGCAAGATATTCTTTGGAAGCTGTTAGCAATCTTTGGGAAGCGGCTTTTATATACACATCCGGCATATCAATGCCCAAAAGCACAAATTTATCTCCGGCTTTGATAGTAAAATCCTTATATGGGAAATAAAGATTCAAACCTTCATCATAGATTCTGTTGCATGTCAAGACCCACATGTCACCTTGTTTTACGGGCTTGTCTGCATCTCTAAGTATTTCAAATTCACGTCCACCACACATTCCGCCTTTCATGGATATGGTGGGAGTTTCATCGGTAAAGTAATCGTTTATGTCAAATCCAATGTCTTTGAGATATATTTTGAACGGTGGGATGGTTTCCCCCTCTTCAAAGTAGCCATCATCCGCAATTGGCGTATTATCCTTATTCACAGAATCGGAAGCGATTTCATCCAACGCTCCGGTAGCATTTACGATTATTCCCGCGTCTTTCAACTGCTGTGCCGTCATTCCTTCCATAGACGGATATATTTCCGGTAAAGAAGTATCGCTCCCGTCAAAGAAAACCGAACCTTCCCGAACTCCGATAATATCTATGTTTTTACTATCAAGGTATGGGTCAAGTGTCTTTTCCGGAAAATCAGGAAGCATCAAGTTTTTAACAGCCATATTATTGGGGACTAATGCTCCGGAAGGTCTTTTGTACTTTCTTGGAACATTGTCCGTCTCAATGCCTTTTTCTATCCGCATCTTTGCGCCTATGCGGACGTTGTCCTTGTCGGCTTCGCTATTCAACAAAACGTAGCATTTCCCAAGAAAGCTACCTCTTCTCATTTTATAAGAGTGCCCATTAATTGTCACATCATACAATGCTGTGTCAGATAGGAATTCCATGTAAAAAGGAAGCGTCACAACAGCTCCGTCTATCAAATGTGTATTAGGGTCATATCCGTAAGATACATCCTCGATGGGAGCTTCGACAATAGGACTTCCATATGTTGTATAATAGTTGTACGGCAAGTTTTTGGTACCACCATATGCTCTTAGGCGGGTAATTATCTTCTGTGACGAATCCGCGGTTTTTTGTATGGAGTACAGCCCTTTGCCCTTTCCATACCCGAACATGTTTCCTACTGCAATTCCGGCAGTGCCTATTGTTATCGTTCGCTCCTTTATGATAAAGTTTGCCTTAAACTCGCTATTTACCAAAGCGAGTGCGTCCCAAACGTTTATACTGCTTATTGATATGGATTTGTTAGCCTCATTAACATATTCCGGATGTACTGTAACTGTCCATTTTTGTTCTCCTTTATAGATACGGTCAAGGTTCACCTGTATTCTTTCCGCGAGAGCATTTATACTTTCAGCGTAAAAACTGAATGTAGGCAGGGAAGAGTAGTGAATTAAGTTATCCTCTTTTACATAGTCCAAAAATTCGCATCTTGTCAGTTCGTCTGCAAGAGAATTGAAAACTACGTTCTCATATTTGAAAGCCTCTCCGTATGTGTTTTTGGAGGCTTGCTTCAATTCAGTCGGGTCGTAGTTTATTTCAAATCTTTCTCCGCGGTATATCAGATAGTCCCCGACTGTAAAATCAATCGGAGTGGGGGACGTAACGGTAATGTTAACGGAACAAGCTCCCATGAACTCTCCGTTATACTCTAACTTGTTAGCGACGCATCGTTGCGTCTGCCCGTCTTTGCTGTATATTATAAACCGTCCCATTATGCCGTAAGAATAATTTGTGTTTTAGGGTCGGTCACCCGAAATGTAATGTTGAAAGTTACGACATCTCCCTCATCTGTCTTGCGGACAAAAAGGTCGGATTTTATAGATTTAAAATAAACCCCCTGCCTGCCTATTTGGGTATAGGTGTCATAAACCTTTAATTCTGTTCCGTAACCGTCTTTTCCTATCAGATAGTCCAGGAAGGCGACAATCTTTTCATTGGCTGTTCCCATATCACCTTTATAGGCGAACTCTATTTCTATATCATAGGCTTGCATGTAGAGTTCTTCGGGAAAAAAGGTGTCTTCTCCGTCTTGGTCTATCCAGTCCCTTTTGGGCAAACCCTTAATATCTCCATATACAGTAAAAGGGAAGTCCTTGCACACAATCCCCCATTGGGATTTGGTGTCAATAACAGGACTCCCCAGCTTACTTTTCTGAAAATAGATACTGTAAGGCTTTGCCATGTGTTATTTTGAGTTTGTGTTGTAAAAAAACAAAAAGAGCCAATCAACGGCATATCCGTTAATCAGCTCTTTGGCTTGTATTATCAATACTGCAAATATATGGTATATTTTCTAAATAATCAAGTAAAATATTAGAAAATTGATATGGTTTCCCGGCTTACATTATATTTGTAATGAATACTATCTGTCGGGTGACACGATTTTCATGTAGGGGTTCTTTATCCGCTTCTCCTTGAGTTTCTTTTCAAGTTCTTCCATCTTTTCATACATCAGTTCAATATCTTCGGATAGGCGCAATAATTGAAGTTTGAGGAGCTTGTTCTCTTTCTGCAAGTTATATATCTTTTCTTCCATGATGAATATTTGTTTTAGTCGTTATTCCTGCCACCTGCCCGCCAGCCGTATTACTGGCGGGGTATCATAACGTGAACGTTGGTCGAAACCTCAACGTGCATCTATGCTTGGTTACGTGGCAATATATTTTTGGGTATAGTTGTGGCTGTCGGGCATTGGAACCGACTGCCGGATGATTAAAATAGCGTGATTAGTATTTCTTCATGCAGCTAACGAATAAGGCTATGATAGATATAAGTACACCTGCAATGGCAAATATCAAATTCCAATTGATAGGATTGTGTAAGTTGGGGTTAACGGCAAGATAGTGCTTACCCTCTTCGGTGAGTTTGACATTCCATACATGACCGCCAACTACATAATTAGCCTTCACCAATCCTTTTCTTTCAATAGAACGGATGGAAGCAGTAAATACATGCTGTGGATATGTTGCCGGGCATTTCCCGCCAAACTCCGCAACAATCCGGAATGCTTGTTTCTCTTCCTTTGTTAATTTAATCCGTTCCATAACCTACTCGTTTTCTGCAAATTTACTAAATACTACGCAAATATGTGTTGTTGTGCTATACTATTTTATAGGCGAAATCTTTCTGTCAGAAGGTTTTCCGCCAAATAGATGGTTGATGTAGGCAAGACCTTTTGGTTTGCAAAACACCTTTTGGCATAATATGTCAGGGTGGTTGTCTCTGCGTATTGGCGGCAACAGCGTCATTTCAAAGTAGCCTGCGTCAATATACTTTTGTTTCGGCTCGTTCCTGTCTTTGAAGAATATGCCCGCTTCCCTTAGTTTCCCGAAAAGGGTGTTTCTCCCAAAACCGAGATTGAGTATCTTTGCGGCTTGACCTATGTCTACTTTGCCCTCTGCTTTGAAGGCGGCTTCGGCGAAGTCGGCTTTAGGCTGGAGTTTGGTAATCTTTGCATCTTTCTCCTCGATAACCGCTTGTTGGTGCTGATTGTCCGCTTCCAGTTCTTTCAGACGTTTTTCTCTTCTTGCAAGCGTCTCGTTTGCGATGGTCAGCGCACGTGCCATGATTTCTTCGGGAGTGTCGTCGGATTTGGTGGCGATGTAGCCGCCGGTTTCCAATACAGTAGGAATTACTTCATCGAAAATCCAACTTTCCACTTCTTCTGCTTGTGGAAGTTCTGAACTTGCTACCAGACGAATTATATTGCCTTTGGTTATAAACTTAACCTTTTGAATCCCTCCGTTTGTAGGGGTGTCCATTTCGTTCACCCCTGCTGATTTACAGTGGTCTCTGACTGCTTTTTGCGGATTTGCGTACCCTAAACATTTAGCTACATCTGTTGCAGCGAACATAACTTGACCGTTTATCACAACGGTACGTACTTTCCCGAAGATGGGCGATTGAAAAAGTTTTAATTCATTCATGACTGTTAGCATTTAAGTCATTGTAGGCAATAAAAAAAGCGATTGCCATATACGCTGCTAACAGTCCAACACACTTTGTCCCGAAGAACAAAATAATGACTACGTATAGGCAACCGCCAATATTCTAAAATATGAGCATAAAAAATGCCCAATGAAATTGAGCAATTGACCGATGCTCTACGAGACAATAAAGTTTGTCGAACTGTTAGCGCAGCAAAGATAGATATAATCTTTGAAAACGCAAACTTATAATCATAAAATCAATTACTTTCGTTTATTTTCTAAGTTTTTGTGCGAATATATAGAAAATAAACCATATATCCAAAAAGGGGAGCGTAGTAATATCCAAACATGCTTTATAACATATAACAAAAAAGGTAAAAAAACTGTATATAATATATTGCTCTCCAATACAAAGTTGTTAACTTTGCCGCACATTAATTAACTAAATATATGCTTTATGAGTAATAAAATATTTTTTCTACTTTCTCTATTTTGTGTTCTTATATCCTCCTGTGAGAATGAAGATGATATGGTAACATCTATACTTTTAGACAAGTCGGATATGACTTTGAAGCCCGGAGAAACTTATCAATTTACGGTAAAAGGCTCTCCTTCTAAAGCGAAGTTGCCTAAAATTAATTGGGGGATATATCCTGTAAATGCAAACAATCATTTAGCAAAAATAGATTCACACGGGAAACTAACAGCCTTGAAGCCAGGGGACTTTACAGTAAATGCCTGGATTGGAGATGATGATATAACGGATTTGTTATATATTGACAATGCAGTAATAAAGGCTGTGTGCAATGTGACAGTTGAGCCTATAGAAGCTACTGGTATATCTATAAATAAGGAAGAGATTGTGTTTAATGGAGAACAAAGTTTGATTTTGGATGCTTCTATTGAACCTCAGGAGGCTACGAAGAAACTGGTCTTTTGGGAAATAGATAATTCGGAAATTGCAAGTTTAGAATCGGGTAAAGACAATTCGGTTATTGTAACAGCGCTAAAGGCAGGAGAAGCTACAATTACAGCACGTGCAGGGTTTGAATCTTCTATAACTTCAACATGCAAAGTGAAGGTTAATCCAGTTGTAGCACAAGGTTTTTCCTTGAAAGAAAATGAAAAAAATGTAAGGGCGGGAGATGTTTTTACTATAGAATCAATAATCACTCCTGCATATGCAACAAAAGAAAACATAGCATGGGAGATTTCTGATGTAAATATTGCAAAGATTAATGAAGACAACAGTATATCTGCCATGTCTCCTGGAAAATGTATAGTTAAGGCTATTTTGGGAAATACAGGGTTAGAGGCTACTTGTGAGCTGACAGTAGAACCCATTTTATTAGAATCTATAAGTTTTGATAACCTTACATATAAAATTGAAGTTGGAGGACAAAAACAGCTAAATGTTGTGTTTACACCAGAAAACGCAACTAATAAGAATGTGATATGGACTTCATCCGACCCTGTGATTGCTCCGGTTGATGAAAATGGAGTGGTTTTAGGGAATACATCAGGAAGAGTACAAGTTACGGCAACGTCAGAAGATGGCGGACATGTGGCAAACTGTACTGTTTATATTGTGTCATTAGGAGGTATGATGGATGTTTATTTCCCTACATCTTCTTTGATTATTAATTCGGGATATTATACGGGCGTTATGTCATGTGCTATAAAGAACAATAGCTCAAAGACTATAAAACTTACTAAGTTTAAAGTTTTTTCTACTGGAAGCGGTAGTGCTCCTATTGAGATTACTGATGAGGCGAAATTAGGATATTTATCTTCTGGAGAAACAAGAATTTTACAGTTTAGATTATCACATGTTTATGAGCCAGGATTTAAGTGGGAGTTTGAATGTGATGGTCATTATTATTCTGCTTATGGAAGTTATAAACAGTAATTTTTACTGTTAAGCAATCATCAAGTTAAGCGGAATTTCTCCGCTTTTCTTGTTTTGTGGCATATGAATTATAATTAATCGGATTTGTTAAAAAGCTGATTTATCGGATATTTATTTGTTTATTTGTTTGTTCTTTCGTTCGTCCTTTCTATATTTGTGCATTAATATAATACAAATGGGTAATTGGAGTGAAAGGCAAGAAGTTAAGAAAGAGGGCAAGGAAAAAGAGAAAATAAGCCGAGAGATGCTTGGAAAGTTCTTTTATGATTTGGCAAAAACATCATTTGCTGCAATGGTAGCAGGTGGGGCTGTGTCATTTTTCACAAGTTCAAACAATGAGTTATATTGGCTTTTGCTTTTGATTGGAGCTTTTTCAACAATAGTATTTGCTTATATTGGTTATAAAGTGATAAGGAGGTAATTATGGAAGGTCTATTAATCGTTTTAGGAGGTTCTGGGGCTTTAGCCCTTTTATTTGCTCTTTGGCTGAATACTCGAAAAGGCAAGAAGTGGCTTGCAAGCTTATAAATTGACTATTATTTAGGTAAAACAATAAAGCCAGACATTAAGCCTGGCTTTTTCTTTGCATGACATCCCCATCGGTTTCCACAATACAATCTTCTCCATGAATGTAAACATATACCGATGCTGTATCCTTTTGGATAACATTTACTTTTGCCCGGTCGTACACGTTAATGAATACCTTGCAATACTGTGAACAGTCAATGGTTACTTCGCTGTCATGGCGCACGTAAATATCACATACAGAAAAGCCATCAAATAGGAGAGTACCTTTACAATTTCCGTTCAGAACGGCTATGTGCTTCATGTTCCTTGCTTGCACATCCTCATCGACAAAGATATTGTTTCTGTGAAGGATGTCCTTGTCGAAGTGCTCCTTTATGAAAGTGTTGGTAGGGTATCCTTTCTTTATACAGAAATCAATCCCGTGCAAATACTTGTCAATCAATCCTTGTTGGTCAGGTTCTCCCCATTGTTCCGTCCATTGCGTACATAGCCCTAATGATACGGCTTGGTTGAGCAATGTTTTGCTTAAATCCTTTTCGTTCATAACATATTATATTTTGATTTTTCTACCACTTCTGTCTATCACTATACTTAGCATATCTCTAACTTCTTGTACTAAAGCAACGTTTGCTTCGGTATTTTGGGCACTTCTTAACGTATTATTGGCTATTGCCCTCAATTGAGTAAGTTGTTGTTCGGCTATAACATTATATTTCGGAAGAATCTCGTTTCCCCACTTTTCAAGCAAAGCGCGTTTTACACTTACATCTGCACGAATACCGTTTATGTAAGAAGCTAAAATATTGGCGGTTTCTTCTGTAATGTTTTCTTGTATCCCTTTGGAAAGAGTGTTTGAAGCGTTTGTCTCTTCAAGGCTTATTCCCATTTTTTTTGCAGCAGCATTTAGATAATCCCATATTTTCTTTGAGTCTGATATTGTCCCTCGAAGGCTTCCAAGTTGCTGCATTAGTCCGGCTGCCTCTTGTTCTGTCAGATTTGTACCCCCAGCGGAACTGTCCGTAAATATACCTTTATCTCCAAACAGATAATCTCTTAGCTTATCCATAGCAGGTTTTATGACATTCAGAGAAATCATCTCCTTTATGACATTGCGCATTATATCAGCCACCGTATCATCAAAAGCCTTTGCTGCATCTTCTCCGTTGGCGAACGCATTGACTAACGCTTCTGATATTTGGTCTGACCATCCCTTTAAGTCTATACCGAATTGTTCGCTTGCCAAATCTTCATAGAAATACTTGATTTGCTCGCCTAACTCGATATACTGCTGCTTGTAGTCCTCTATTTTAGAAGCATCCGAATCTTTCTTGTCTTGTTCCGCCTCCATTTGCTTTTGCACCTCTTCTTGTTGCTTTTGAAGATTTGCAATCATCTCTTTGGATTGGCTTTGGGTAACAGCACCCAATTGCCGTTCTATGACAGATTGAAGGTTCTTATAGTCATTGGAAAGCTTTTTCACTTCCAGTTGCGAACGTTGGATTGCTTTATCCAGCTTCTTATCATGGGCTTTGGCTATGCTTCCTATTATTCCGGTAATACCGCTGACTATACCCGTAGCCCCTTGCATGATAGCCATCGGATTGCCGGAAGATATACCAGCGAAAAGGGTAGCTCCGCTTTGAGCTGTATTCAATGATCCACCCGCAACTTCTTGTACAGTGCTTAGAGTGTCTCCTATATTGTCATTCCCTAAGGCATCAAATGCTGACCCTAAATCTCCCAAAGTGCCGATAAGAAGATTAGCCATGTCGACAATATCTCCAAAGCCTACTTGAACTTTATCGGAAGCTTCATTTTGTTTATCTTGTGCATCAGTGACTTCCTTTTCCGCATCGGCTAATGTTTTTAATTTTGGAGTTAATTTATCGACGACTTTAGCCTGATAAGATAAGCCGCCATCCGTTTTCTTGGTTCCCGTATGGCTCGTTTCAGAAACACCAGTAGTAACTTCACCGCCATCCTGGATAAACCCAAGTTCTTTTTGAGCCTTTTTCAGTTTTTCAGTGGCTTCCGCATACTCTTTTATTCCGTCTGATAATGTCTTGAAAGGGTTTCTGCTTTCACTTTCGTCACGTAGCTTTTTTAATACATTGACAAGCTCTTTAAACTCGTTGACTTTTAGACTTTGCCCGGTCGTATTTTTAAACTCTTCCAGGTTCTTGATTAGCCTGCTAAGAGTTGCAGAAGAAAGTCTGTCAAGGTCGTCAAAGGTCTTAGCCCAGTCTTCCGAACTCTTGAATTGTTCAAATTTGGTAGATGCAGCATCTTCGCTCGCTTTCTTTTTCCTTTGTGCTATAAGTCTGTCGGTCGCTTCTTCGCCTAATTGCCCTCTTTGGCTTTCAATATCTGCCAAGTCCTTTTGAAGATTACGCTCAATATCCTTTATCCTTTGGGAATAATCTTTATAATCCTCAATCATGCCTAAAAGGTTTTCAAGGCTTTCTGAACGCATTTTCTTACTTTCCTCGTTGATTGATTGGTATAGTTTCAGAATTACTCCTTCCCCAAACTGCTTCTTTACATCGTCCTCTTTCATGGCAAGGACATCTGTAACGGAGAATTTACTTTCCGTATTTTCAAGCGCTTTGGAAAGTTGGTTGCGCAAATCATCTACTACACTTTTGAATGAGACCTCTCCACCGAAAGCGATATTCATGGAAAGAGATTTGTTGCCGGAAGCATTGAATAACTTTTTGTATAAATCCCACTTTTCTCCGGTTTGGGAAACGTACTTCTCTATCTCCTTTAAGGCATCATCAACTTCTTTCTTCGCACTGTCAATTCCTGCCTTGTCAATCTTGACACCAAGAGAAATGTATAAATCTTCCTGCTTCTCTTTGCTCCGGTCTAACTGCCCTTGGATGTATTTGTAAGCCCTGCTTGGGTCACTCAAATCCAAGTTAACCCCGTTCTTGTCAAAGATAGGGGCAAATTCAGAAATGCCCTTCACTCTTTGGGATGCGGCTTCTTCTCCTTCTATCTTTCTCCATTTCTCATAGCTGGAAACGGCTTTATCTATGAGGTCGGTACGGGCTTTCCATTGTTCGGCAATAGGGTCTTTCGTGTTTTGGGTCTCTTTGGTTACACGCCCGAATGTTTTTAGTATTTCATCTGTAGCATTCTTTAACAGCTTGGCTTTATCTATACTTTTACGAGTTTCTTCATTCCATTCGCCCTCTTTTTTAGTCCATTCGCTAAGAGTAGAGGACGCATCCTCATTAGCACCGATTATATTTTCTATGTATTTTTGCAGACCACCTTCTGCATCAGGCTTTAGCCTTTCTATACCGAATTTTTCATACAATTCGGTCGCTTTCTTGAACCATGCAGAATTCTTGTCGTCTTTCTTTATCTTGTAAGTTGAATAATTTTCTAATGCGTCATTCAGTGTTTTTTGAGCTTGTGATAAAACCTCTTCTTGTTTTTTTATATCTTCATCTAAGGACTCTATGACATTCTCATACCCGTCCAGTGATTGATAATATTCTCTGCGAGATTTCAATCTGTTAAGTTCTCTTTGAGCTTCATTTCTATTATTGGTCGCACCGATTACAAGTCCTGCGCTTTTTACTTTTTCTCTTTCCCTTGAAGCGGATACTACTTTTTGGATAGCTTGATATTCTCCCTCTAATAGAAATTGCTCAAATTTCATATTCTCAAAGAGAGAGGGATATATTTTTTGAAGGTTTAGATATGCCCTTCTTTGAGCATCAATCCCGTTTGTTTTATCGAATATTCGAGAGATATATCCTTTAGCTTTACTTTCCTCTTCTTTAATCTTCTCTATGTTTTTTGAGAACTCAATATTTAGTTTTTTTATTTTTTCAGCAACCGTTTCAACTTTTTCTTGGAATACTGTCAATGTTGTAACTATAGCGCCCAATGTGGTTATCCAAAATACCCACGGATTGACTTTCATTGCCGAGTTAAGTGCCCATTGTGCTACTGCGGCTGCTTTGGTGACTTTGACTCCTTTGTTTAACCATGTATAATACGCTTGCATTTGACTGATTGCAAAAGAAGACTTTTGTGCTACATTTACAGCTATCACAGCCGTTTTATAAGAGCCATAAAGTCCTACAAGTATACCAAGTATATCTGCGACAGCCTCCCAATGTTTCATTAAATCAGTAAGCAGCTCTAAACTATCTGAAAGTACACCGCTATTGCTTTCCGCAATGTCAGCCATCATAACATCCCAAGCGTCCTGCAAGTTGCTCCATTTGCCAGCAAGGCTTTCCGCAAGGGCTTCCTGCATGTTGTAGAATTTGCCGCCTTCATCGGTCAGCTCCCAAAGAACATCCTTCACCATCCCGAAGCTTACTTCCTTCCGGCTGATTTTGTCAAATACATCTCCGGCAGATGTCACTACTCCCGTAAGCTTAGTAAACCGTTTCGCCAACTCGTCCACCAACGGAATACCAGCCTCGGTAAACTGCCTCAATTCCTGCCCACGGAGAAAAGCTGCACTGCGCACCTGCCCGTACGCCAATATGATACGTCCCATATCGACACCCACACCTGCGGAAATGTCGGCAAGTCGTTTGGTCGTATCGTAAAGCTCTTCATACGGAATGCTGTATGCGGACAATTGTTTGGTGTATGAAGCCAGTTCTTTGAACTGAAACGGAGAGACAACCGCCAAATCCTTAATGCGATTGAATATGGTTTCCGCCTTCATACTGTCTCCAAGAATGGAGGTAAGGGCAATGCGTTGTTTCTGAAACTCTCCGCCAATGGTATATAATCCCCTTACAAAACGCTCTAAAGTGTATATGGAATACACATTGGCGATTTGATTTTTCAGTCCTCCGGCTATCCGTGATTGAGAAGACATTGTAGTGTTTGTCCTCTTCATTGCCGCATTGTGCGTATCGGAAGCCTTTGCAGCCTGCATTCGGGCAATCCTAAGCTGTTCAAGGGCTTTTTGTGAGTTAACGTAAGCATCTGCACGGATTATCTGCGAAACTCCCCTCATGGCTCTTAGTTCGCTTGCATCAACGCCATTTCCTTTAAAAGCTTCCTTGAGTTTTTTAATACTTTCGCTATCTACATCCAGCTTTACCTTGTAGGTCTTGTTTTTCAGCAAGGCTTCTACCTTGTCTTCAATCTCCTTTATATCTACTTTTAATCCAACCTTTGCACTGGTCGTGACGTGCATATTCACAAGTTTTTTCTTGATAGCTTCGTACTCTTGTTCTGTATAATCTTTCAAGTGAACGCCAAAATTCAAATTTCCGAGGTCTGCCATATTTATTCTTGTTTTGTATCTTGGGGGATAGCGTTAATACCGTTTACTATAAAATCATTGAGGGAAAGTCTTTGCCCTTTCATTTCCCGCTCTTTTCTCTTTTCTTCCCACTTCCTTTTTAAATCTTCCATTTCTTTCGCTGTGTGCGTTTTTTGTTCTGTGTCTGCTTTGTCATACACTACAATCGGAGCATCGCACATCAGAAGTTCGTATTGAGCACAGGTCAATACCCAGTCCATATACCAATTAGGGATATTAATCATTCCCCAAAGAAGAATTAACGGTCGTGTCAGCTCTGGGTGTTTTTCTCCGTTTGCAAATGCTGCTCCTGCCGAAGTTCTTGAAGGATACGTTCTGCTTCCTTTCTCGTCATCGTCATTATCGTGTCTCTCATTCCGGTCAAGAACATGGTAGCATTCAAGTATTCCAGTTTCTGCAATTCCACTTTTTTTTTACCGATAACAACAATATCGGTTAACTCTGTGTCTGTGTATTTTTTCCATAGCATACGCCAGTATATCCAATGGAAAAGTCTTATCTTCCACCAATTATTCAGAATAATGAGAGAGGCACATTTGGCAGTAACTTCATCCTCACTTTTGCAGGAATGTAAGACATGGGTTAATTTTCGTATTGTTCCACGGTGCAGCCATTTTATACCGAACTTTTTTCCTCTTATCGTAATATAATCTATGCTGTTCTCCAGCACGTCGTCAAGCGTTTTCTGCTCTGCTGTGGTAGGTTGATTTATTGTTTTATCGTTCATGCTGTGTTATTGTAATGTGTGAAAAAGGAGAAGGCGGCGGCAATAACGCACACCGCCATATTTTTAAATCAAAGAACCGTCCTGGGTAACTTCCACCGCACTGAACTCATTGGCGGTGAATACGCTGACCGTAGCAGTCCTTTTTGCTCCGCTATTCTCGTCGACTTTGACCGTCACCACTTTCCCGCTAACCGAGGTTTTGCACCATGTTTCCGTTGATGAAGCAGAGACAGAGCTTTCCTTGGTTGTTGCGGTAATGGTTTTCCCTGTATTATCTGCCGCGCTGGTAAAAGACAGGGAAGCTGGAGCTACGGTCAGTCGGCTTTTTTTGTCAAGAAAGCGATATTATCTTCTAAAGAGGAGCCGGACGAAGCACCATCTTCAAGTTCAATAGTTCCGCTAAGCGCAAAAGCGAATGGGGTAGTGGACGCATTCTCAAACAAGGGGCGTGCGTAAACGGCCATTCTTTTTACAAGCAGACATTTTTCTCCGTCGTCACTTATAAGCGCAAATCCTACGTTCAGTTTCTTGCTGTTTAGCACAGCAGAGAATCCCTTGAATTGCTGGTTGTTGATAGTCGCTTGCGCAATTTCAGTGGTTTTCCCAAGAAAATATTCTACCAATTCCTTGCTTACACTTGGAACGGTAGCAGCGAAAGTAATATCTCCTGCTGTACTGGTGACAGCCCAATCCGCTTGCAGACCGTGCACCTTTGTACGGTTTAATGTCGGTTCTGCTTGGGACAAGGAAAGGGTATCTACGGTAACGGGCAAATCAAAATCCGGAGTTACCGTGGCAAAATTTGCAATGCCACCCTTTACCAACATAATGGATGAAAGACCGCTAAATACATCTTTCAATTCCTGCTTTGTTTTCATTGCCATAATAAATAGTTTTAATCGTTTTATTTTATGTTTATTTTATCACAAGGTCAGTCCTTATCAATGTTGCGCTGAACCCTAATCCGTCATTTCCTTTCAAGGTCAATTTGGGGTTTGAGGCACTTATGAAATTGTCGCTGATAGGGAATAGGGAAAGAATATCTCCTACAATAGTGTCCATTTGATCCAAGTCTTCCGCACTTCCCTTTTTCTGTCTGACATACACTTCAATGGTGCAATAGGTACGGATATTTCCAAATCCGCTGCCATAGGTCATGGAAGACAACAAGCCGGGCAATGACACCACAATGAAATTATCCATTTGCTTAGGCACAGCAGCGGGACGGTCATTTGTGAACACATTCTCACTTACCGTCTTTGCTGCGTCAAACAATGATTTAAGCGCGTCTTTGTATTTAAAATCCTGTTCGTACCCCATATCATTTCATTGGTTTAAAGGTCATTTTAGCAATGCTTTCCGCGTAATCAAATGTATCTGACAGTACATTTAACCCCTTCTTTGACTCCAAGTAGTTAGAATATTCCGTACCTGTACACATCACTAATCCTATGCCATCATTTGGAGTTTTATATGCTTTGAGGAAATTTACAGAAGTGGTTAAACCGTACTCCCCGTTGGTGTCAACCAAGTTGTATTTTTTTATGGGAATAAACTTACCACTTTCGTAACTTTGGACCATTATCACGCCAATGCCGTCTCCTCTGCTAAGCTTGGGGCGGGTGGGATTTTTTAATCCTTGTGTCACGACGGCGGTAATTATACGAGATAATCCACCTCTGTAATAAATTCCAACAGCTAATGAAGTTAGAGTATTTCCGGTTACATTATGGTACTTGGCTGATACTACTCCGTCTTGCAGAAGTCTGATTCCGATTTCTGTTATTCTATCCAGCAAATATTCATCAATGATATTTCTCATCTTTTTTTTGCCTTCTTCCAAGACTTTAGCATTATCTCCCATTTCCCTAATTCTTAGCCAGATTGAAATACAGCGTTGTTCCCATTTCCGTAGGATAACAATCCGTTACTACGCATGATTCAAAACTTCCTCCGTAATCGGTAACATCCACAAGGTCTCCCGCAATGATACCCTTCACAAGTCCAGGAATGTCTATTGCATAATCACTCTTTATGACATTACTTTTTGTAAATGTCCTAAGGCTTGTGCTTCCGTACTTGTTGCATTTCCCTACATACAATACGGTCTCGTTTCCTTCGTCAAAAGATGTTTCTCCGGAAATACGATACACTTTGCATGTATGCGGAAAACGTGGATTATTTACTTTCATAGCGGATACCTTTTATTCATGTTCATACCCAAGTTGACAATTCTGACAGATGATTTACGGACGTTCTCTCCATACAATGCGTATATGTCATTTGCCATTTGCCGAAGGTTACGTTTGTCATAGGCAGAGCTTTGTGTACCACCCTCCTTGTGCTTCCATACACCATTGGCATCCTCTACGCTTCCAGTTACGCTCGGTGTACTTGCGCACCACATATAAAGGTCTGCCCGGCACAAGTCTTTCTGGCGTTTTTCCAACGTGCTGACATCCGTCCCCCGTGCAATCCCCCTGTCAATCAGTATGGTGGAAATAGCACTGTCCGTAACTTCAAAACCGACACAACCACGGAGATATTCCTCTATGGTAGTGCCAGTATTTGTATTTTGAGAATCCTTCATGGTTATTTACCTTTAATGTTCAAGTAGTAGAACCAGCGAACCTTATTAGGAACAACCAATCCGGTCACTTCTGATTTGATTACCTGCGTCATGGTTTCATCATTGAATACCTGACGTATCAGAGTGCGGCCACCGTCATACAATGCCGTACGAGCACCCGGCGTTTCCATGAAAATAGGACGTCCGCATTGTACATCACCCAGGTCTTCATTTGGAACATACGCCAATACCCCCTCTTCAAAGCTTTGCAAATTCTTGTATTGTATAGCTTTGGAAGATTTGTCATATTTCTCCACTACGGATATTGAATCGACAATTCTGATTTCAGCACCGATACGCGTTTCAATGAAAGTTTTGATTGTTTCATCGGGGACAAGATTAGCAAATGCCAACTGCATGCCTTTATCGGAAATATCCGGGCGTGTCGCAACTGTGTACATTTGGCGGAAATACGGAAGGTTAATCAAATCCTCAAAGGTCGTCTTGGAGCATTCCCAGTGACCAGCAGGGGCAAAATCCTTTTCTTGGGAATCGCGTCTGACTTGCCTCATGACTTTTATCGGGTCTATTGTAGTACCCAAAGCTTCTTCCTGCACCGCTTCGCTTTCCGGCTTCTTATACCAGATAGAATCCTTGATATTCTTTTTAGGCACGCCGAAATCTATAGTCAATGCAATACCAAGCGGGTTGTTAGCTGCGTCAATGATTAGCTTACCTTTGTTGGATACAACCTGATTTCGCTGGTATAGGAATGTATTGTAGTTACCACCAAGTAAGCTGTCCACTCCATTAAACAGAAGCTCCATTATTGTAGACTCAATTTCCGGAGTGGTACCGCCAATGGCATCCATCAGCATCATTTTTTCTCTTAGGATTTTGCGGCTCAATACAATCTCATGCTTGAAGGTTGGCAATCCACCCATTTGCAGGGACATTCCGTCTGTAGATTTGGTTGCACCATCACTGTCAATATCCACATAGGTAGCCAGCGTGTATGCACGGACTGTTGCTTCTATCTGCTCATATGTGGGATTCAGAGGAATATTAGGATTTAACGGGAAACCCATTTGGGAGAACGTTTGTTCCGCATTGTATTTTTCGGCAAACATGTCATTAATCCATGCTTCCAGCGGTTTATTCCCAGTATATCCCAATGCTGCAAGGCCTTTCCCTACAATGTCGTAAAATTCTTTGTTTCTTGTGTACATATTATTCTCCTTTCTTTATTCGTCAGACTCTCGCACAAATTCAATCATAGGCAGCTGTGCTTCTACCGATTTGGGAATGCCACCACCGAACACCCTGTCTGCATAAATTCTGCCTGCGCGTACAACTGCGCATGTTGCAAGGATACAGCCTTCAGGGATACATACGTCTTCAAATACAAGGCCGTTGACATCGGTTAGCTCTCCGCCGGCGGGAACTCCTTTGACAGTTTCCTCAATATCTCCCGTTACTCCGGTATTTCCTGGAATAAACATGTATGCGTAAAGTTGGGCAGCGGTTTTTTGTGTGAAAGTCACAGTAGCCCCACTACGTTTTACATCCCATTCTGCAAAAGAAGATTTTGCTCCTTCGATTTTGGTAGCTACCAGTTCTGGGGTACTTTCTGATGCGCTTGTTACGGCAACCGAATAGCTTTTCCCGCCTAACACAATAGACAAATCCCCGTTTCCGGATGCCTTTTTAGTGATAGTAAGCGTCACTACTGCCTTTGCACCAGTCACTCCATCTGCTGTAATTACCTCTACCTGTTTGCCTGCTCCATTGAATTTTACCATTGTGCCGGCATGTATAATATCACCAGGCTTTAATCCCATTCCGGCGACATCAATCATACCACCACCCTGATATAATTCTCTTACTCTTGACCAAACAGGAAAATTTCCGCCAAATCCCGACCGGGATTGACTGATAGTGTTGAAAGTTCCTAATTGTCTCATTCTTTGTCTGTTTTAATGTGTTTATTGTTTTCGAGGAAGTTTTCCTTGCGCTCTTAGCCGGTCTTTGAATGCTTCACGGCGGCTTTTTGCCTGTTCTTCTCCGGTTTCTGCATACTGGTTGATACTCGGGGAAGCGCCATTTCCGAAAATAGCCTTGTATCTTTTTTCATAATTGCGTTTGGCGCAACTGACAATTTCTTCCACTTCCATATCTTTGGTGATTTTCACATCTGATATGGCGATATTCAGGATTTCATCGTTACAGATATTTTTGCCCCCGTTTTCAATTTGAGATTTCAACAAGTCCATAGACTGGACTTTTAAGTCATGGATTGACGCGGCGTTTTTCTCCGCCTCCCTCTCTTCCTTCAAAAGCAAAATCTCATTTTCCATTTCCTTTAGCTTGTCGGCAAGGACGTTGTCTCCTGCTCCTTCTCCTGAGTCAGGAGAACTCTGTTGAGGTTTGTAGTTTTTCTTAAAACTCTCAACTTGTGTTGCGACATCGTGGTTGTACTGTCCCTGCATCCCTTGAAGAAAGGATGTTGCCTTGCTATAATAAACGTCATCAGGCTCCATTCCTTCCGCTACCGGATTCAATTCTATGTACTTCATTAATGTCTGTGACGAAAGACTGGTTTGTCCTAATCTGGTCGTCAGTTCGGATAAGATTTGTTCTTTCTCCATCGTGTTTATTTAGTTTGTGTTATAAAAAAAAGAGCCTATCAGTGCTTTGTGCACTAATAAGCTCTTAGGCTTGCATATGTAAAATTGCTATTCTTCTATTCTGACGCTGATAAAATTACGACATCTTCGGCATACAGTCCTAAACAATACGCTACCGTGTATTATTTTCACATCGGTCAACTTTTGCCCGCACACCGGACATGTTACAAAATTTCCTTTTTCGCTGGTCTGTTTTTCATCCAGCTTAGCGTCTATCTTTATCATATCACATGATTTAGTATTGCAAATATATAGTATATTTTCTAAAATACAATGCTTTATGTGTATTTTTATATGAGAAATATTAGAAAATTTATAATAAATCGTATATTTGCATTATATATAACTCATAGAGCTGTGATTCAAGCCGGAGTGTGCGGATTTATACTGCATACGCCGGCTTATTTTTTTTATGGAACACGACAAGATTGTATATACGAAAAAGGGAGAGGGTGTATTCAGTTATGAATACATAGACAGGTTGCGCAATTTGAAAAATGATTTCAATGTTATAGCTCAATCCGGCGGGCAGGAGAACTCATTAGCTTCCGATGCCGACATTGTTATTATGGGAGGAAATCGTGGCGGTTCAAAAACATTTACTTTATTAATGGAATCCTTGCCAGACATTAAAAATCCACGTTTTAATGCCGTTCTTCTGCGTAACGAGAAAGATGACCTTAGAGATATGATTAACACGTCGTATCTTATTTACTCCCAATTTGGAACTTATAACCGTTCTATATCGGATATGACTTGGAATTTTGGAGAAAACGCGGGAAAACTGTGGTTTTCTTATTTTGCTGATAATTTTGAGGATTTCAAGAAGCGCTTTCAAGGTAAACAGTTCTGTTATATCGGTATAGACGAAATAACCCATTGTTCTTATGACAAGTTTAAATACCTTATCACTTGCAACCGTAACGCTTATGGTATTAAAAACCGTTTTTGGGGTACTTGTAATCCGGATCCGGATAGCTGGGTGCGCGTTTTTATAGATTGGTGGATAGGAGAGGATGGGAATCCTATACCAGAACGCGATGGAAAGAAAAGATATTGTTTTATGGATGGAGATTCTCCCAATAATATATTTTGGGGAGACACGCCAGAAGAGGTATATGAACAATGTAAATCCATCATAGACCCTCTTTGGAATGATGCTTACAAAAAATTGGGATTTAATAAGAAAACAATGTTTGTCAAGTCAGTCGTCTTTATACGGGCACGTTTGGAGGATAATATCAAATTGATTGAGGCTGACTCAAATTATGCGGCTAATCTTGCCCAGCAGGATGAAGAATCCCGCGCTCGCGACCTCGAAGGAAATTGGAATTTTAAAGCGGCTGGAGACGATATTCTTAAAATCGAACACATGGAGCGTTTCTTCAACAACTCCGCCCAATATGGAGATAATAAGCGAAGGGTATCATGTGATATTGCGTATGAAGGCGGAGACAATCTTGTTCTATGGTTTTGGATTGGGAACCATATCGAGGACGTATATGTGAGCCGGGACAACTCTAAACGCACGGAAGAATGCGTTGCTTACAAGCTAAGAGAATGGGGAGTCCTGGAGAAAGACTTTGTTTTTGACTTGAACGGCCCCGGACAGGATTTTAAAGGGAAATTCCCCGATGCTGTAAAGTTTAATAATATGGCAGCTCCAATTCCGATGGCAAAGGCCGATGAAAAGTCAATCAAATATATTTATTCTTCCTTGAAATCACAATGCGCTGATATTCTCGTTAAGAAGATTAAGAATGATGAAATTTCGATTAATCCCGATTTGTTGTCGCGTAAGTTTTCAGGAAACGGATATTCAGATATGACACTTTATAATATCCTGATGAAAGAACGCAAGGCCATCCGGGATGCAGACACAGATAAAGGCTTCTCTTTAATTAAAAAGGAAGTGATGAAAAAGTACGTCGGTCATTCTCCCGACTTTATAGAGGCTATGATTTACAGACAGATTTTTGATATAAGAAAACAACACACTAAACCAAAAGGATTATGGAGAATATAAGTACACGACAGATTATGGTACGCCGCCCGTTTCGGAGAATATTGCCAAATGGATACAAACAAGCAGTAGGGGTTATATCTGGCAGCTTGTCCGTTAATGAGCCTTTAGACAATCCGACATATCAGATAATAACTCAAATGGATTTTTTGAGGGAATTTGAGCCGTCCGGACATGCTATAAATGACCCATTGGTATATCCGGACAGATTAAGACAAGACCCTGAAACAAAAGAGTGGTTTAGAGAGTCCGTTATCAGATGTGCTTTTGCGTTTCAGAGGATTATAACAATCAAACACCTGGTCCATCTTTGTGGAAACGACATTCAATTTGAGTTGGAAGGGGATACCGAAAATGAAAAAGTAAAGGATACATTTTTTAAGTTTCGAACCGGATGGGCTGTAAAGGACATGGAGATAGCATGGTATGAAGCGGCAAAATCCGTAAAGATAACGGGGGACACAGCATTTGTAGGTTATCTCCGAAAAGGAATTTTCTATTGGAAAGTCCTTTCTTTTGAGAAAGGAGATACGTTATATCCCCATTTCGATAATGTTACAGGAAAACTTACATTGTTTGCCCGTTCTTATTCCGATTTTGACAATGATGGAAATACAGTTACAGACTGGCTTGAAGTTTGGGATGAGAAATATCTTCGCCGTTTTAGAAAAGGGAGAGGTGCGTATAGCAAAATAAAGCAAGTGATAAAGAACTTGTTTGGATTAAGCGGATACGAACTTGTATCTTCTCAGGAGCATGGCTTTACATTTATTCCAGTGGCTTATCACAGAAATGAAGCCGGCGCTTGTTGGTCCCCTTCACAAGACAGCATAGAGCAATATGAACTTGCTTTTTCGCAATTGTCACAAAACAATACAGCTTACGCCTTCCCGATTATGTATTTCAAAGGAGAGGGAGATAGTATTAATATAGAGGGCGGGATTGATGGCACTATAAAGTGTATATCAATGGGACCGGATGATGAAGCCGGTTATCTTAACAAGCAAGATGTTTCCACCGCTTTTACCAAGCAGCTTGACACTTTATACAAATTAATCTATGAACAGTCTTTTGCGGTTATTCCACCGGAAGTAAGAAGCGGGGACCTTCCAGGTGTAGCCATAAAGCTGCTTTATTCTCCTGCTTTTGAGAATGCCATGAAAGATGCGCAGGAGTACAACCATCTCATTGATGATATGGTGAAGATATTTACTTATGGCTATGGGGTGGAAACCGAAAATCTTATCGACTTGCAAAATTTGAACGTATATGCTTGGATAAAGCCGTATATACATCTAAATGAATCTGAACTTGTACAAAATCTTGCAGTTGCTGTTCAAAACGGATTCTTGTCCCGACAGACCGCAAATGAGCAAATTCAGATGTACAGCAATCCTCGTGACTGGGATAGGATTATGAAAGAAAAGAAAGAAGAACAGCAGGCTGATATTCTTTATGAATTGAAATCCCGGCAGGTATCCGCCACAGATAATGAAGTTGAACATAATCCGGCAGGAGACGACAAGTTATGAAGCAACCTACAAAAAAACAGATACAGGATGCCAAGGATTTCATAAAATTACGTTTGCAGGCTGAAATATCTATGCAAAGTCATTTGGAGGAGCTTCTTGTACAAGCGGCAAAAGAGATTATAGATATATCATTCAAGTATGATATTCAGCCTGCAATGTTCCGGTTCTCTGCAAATGAGAGCTTAAAGCGGGACGTAAGCGGAGTACTCCGTAAGTTGCGTGAGTTAATTTACGATTACACGGAAACTCTTTCTGTATATGACAGAAAGGAGGAAAGAGATGCCATTGTCGCTTTTATAAACAGGGAAGACCACGGAAAGACATTATCAGAGCGTATTAGCATTTATTGCAACCGATTTCAGTATGAAGTGGAAGCTGCCATTGCAGCCGGTCTGATAGCCGGAATCGGAAAAGATAAAATAAAGGATAGCGTAAGGTCTTATCTTAATTCACCTTATACCAATCCTTATTTTAAACGGGCGGTCTATAATGGCGGGGCTGCTGCCACACGTATTAAAACAGATGGTGTGAGTTATGGGGTAGGGAAGACTAATTCCGCTTACAACTCGTTAAATGCCCTTACCCGCTTCGCCGTAGGTTCTGCATGGATGTTGTTTTGGGGGCTTGAACATAAGGATAAAGGATATACGGGCTTTTATTCGTACCGTGGGAGCAGTTACCCATGCTCTTATTGCGACAGCATGGTTGGCTATCATCCCATATCCGACTATCAGAACCAGTGGCATATAAGATGCTGCTGCTATTTTGTGTTTGTATAATTAAAAATCATATAATATGTTGAGAGGGAAGGAAGAAAAAATAACATTCAGTAAAGGATTGGGTTCTGAATGCAGAAAAGCGGGAATCAGTATAAAAGAGAAGGCTTTTGCCGACCTTTTAGCGTTAGGATGGAAAGACAAGGACGCCTATCTTATTTCCGGTCTTTACAATCCGGTATATAACCTGGAGATAAACAAGAAGAACATGAATACCCTTTTGTCCGCCGATAAAGACTTCATGGACTATTTGACCTCTGCAAGCAGAAAGATTAAACGCAGGCAAAAAGAGAGCGAGAAAGAGGATGATATATCGGTAGATGGTATCAGTGAGGAAGATATTGCTTCCGAGCTATCAAAAGAAAACCAACTTCGTAAACTTATCGCTGCCCGTAAGAAATATGACGGGAAAGAGGGATGCAAGGAATGGATAGACCTTACTAAAATGATAGCAGACATTACGCAAATCAAAAAGGACGAAATAAAGGAAGAGGACACCACTGTGCATTTCTATCTGCCACTTTCATGCAATAATTGCTCCTTGTATCTTGCCGCTAAAAAGAAAGCCGGGAAGTGATACCCGGCTTAAGAAGTGTATTTCTGCTATATCAATTCGTGTAAGTATTTACTGCCGCATTTTGCGATAAAATATGTTCTTCCCGAACTCATTTTCCATAGCTAAATTCTTATTCCTAAAGAAACTGCAAACATTGGGGATTTTTTTCCTGTCTCCGCATCGGCTGTTTCATATTCCTTAATGGAAGCATCTATATGAATTCCGCCATACTGATATGAGAAGGATAAAAGCATTGATTCTATTTTCCTTTCCAACTCCTCTTTGTCTTTTCTTATCTGATAGCAAAAGTCTCTTTCATTTATCTGCTTACCTTTATCTAACGGTAGTACTGAAGCTATATCGGAGGGATAGTAATATTTTCCGTTTTCTCCTAAATATCTAACATTGTATCCGTTCTTGTCACATAACGCATCTTCTATCGCTTTCAATTTTCCCCCATTTTTAAGAGTTATTAGTATTGGCTCATTCATGATTATCCTCCATTTCCTTCTTCATCTCATACATCTTCCTTTCCTCCTCAATAATTTGGGCGTCCTCTTCGTCGGATATGGGATTGGCATCCGCACGGTCAAGGGCGCTCCCGATTGCCTTTAATACATCCACTTGCAGCTCTACATCAATGCAGTTAGCCACATACTGGACGTTGCGCACTATAAGCATTGGCAGGTTATCTACTTTGTCTTCCAATCGAGTATTATCCAGCATCATAAACATCACGCTCCCTGCCCCATATTCAACGGAGAAATCTCCGCTTACGGTTGATACCTTAATGAAGGGCAAATCTCCCTTCTTGTACTTGACAAAAGTCATGTTCCCGATTTGTGTCTTTCCGAAATCCATAGTTTTGATATTTAATTAAGTAAATCTGTCAATCTTCATTCAAAAAATCATCGTCCGAATATTCCCAACCTTCAAACAGATTGGTCTTCGCCTCTTCCGCAATATTGGGAACGTGCTTCATGAAGCTATTCACAATATCCTCGTTGTCACACCACAGCGTATAGACATTGCTGTATCCCTTATCTGCACGTTTTTCCCGTGCGTATCCGAGTGAAAGCATGTCAATGCCCAACTTCCTTTGCGAAACCGGGATGACCCCGTTCTTTTTACAAAACCGTTCATAGTTCTTGTATATATCCGAGGATGTCAGCTCTATGGAACCGCTCCCTTCAAATTCTTCCGGTTGGCACTCTTTGTATTTGAAATATTCCGAAATACTCCCGTCCACGAGTTTCCCATCCTTTCCCGTAACACTCGAACGTATCCGCTCCAGTTTCAAATCAATCTTCCCGCCCAAGTTCTCAGGCATCCGCCAATTGTTCTTTTTAAGTTCGCACAGCCCTTTCACAATCCAAGCCATTATACCGGCATGTTCCGCTTTCATTCTTTCTGCAAGCATGGTGTCTCTCTTTTCCACCGGTATTGTCTTGTCAAAGTTCAGCACCAGGGCGCGGCGCTGCATACTCTCGTCGTCAGGGTCGTCACGGTTCAGGAAATCTTTCGGCTGCCAGCGGTAGTTGGAGTTGCACAGCATTATAGGAGGTCTCTGCATCATCGTGATATTCCCGCCTATTCCTCGGCAGGCAATCGGCTCTCCGCTGGATATAGCTTTTATAATGCTCATGTCCTTGAAATCACCCCGGTTGCTTTCCGTACAGTACATAAGCCTTTTCCTTGACATAGAGTAGGCGGCGCGTAACTGCTCATCCCCACCTCTTGCAAACTGGCTCATCTTTATATTTAGTATTTCATCCTCTCCAAACATATCCTTTAGAACCCGGTAAATAACACTTTTACCGTTCGCACCAGTACCTTGCAATATAAGGAAATATTCAAAGCTTATATTTTTCCTATTGACAAGGCAAGCACCGAGGAACATCTGCAATATCCTGCGCTTGTGCTTTTCCGGCAATACGCCATCCAGCTCTTCCGTAGGTATCCAGCTTTCTCCAAGAAAGCTTCTCCAGGTAGGACAGTTGAAAATCTCCTTGCGGTCATACTTGAACGGATACATCTTCACACAGTCAAACTTCGGAGAGTGCGGGTAAGTCTTTAAAGTGTTCATGTCAACCACGCAATTAGTAAAGCACATAATGCTAAGGTCGGGTTGTAGCTCATGGTCTCTAATGACATTTATTATCCGGTTCATGTAAGAATACATAATCTTATTAGTTCGGTCACGGGCGGCAACACCCATTTTCTCAAGCCACCTGTCTACGGCATCATAGAGCACATTGTAGTCCATGTACTCGTATATCTTTCCTGTAAAAACATACAACGGAACACGGTAATCGGCAATGTCTTTCGTTACAACACCATATCCCTCCCGGAACAATCCTTCAAGACGCCTGCCGTATCTGTCTGTACGTTCCGGATTGCTTGTAACCAAAGATATATCCCTGAATGTAGAGGCGTATTCGTCGCAATGTTGCGACAGCAGACCGAGCACATAATCCTTTAATTCCCTTCTATTCATTGTAAGTCGCTCATTTTGTGTTTAAAAGAACATAACGCATGCTCCTATAGGCGCATTTTATGAAAATAACCTTTTTTCTTTTATCTGTAAAGGCTAAATACATATATCTATGTTCTTTATCTTCATTATGCAAATATACAACTATCTGATTATAAAACAAGTAAATTTTCTAATTAATATGCGTTAAAGCATAGAAACTACCCAATAATCGTCTATATAGTGCAAAAATGTAAAAATGCAATGGTTGATTTGTTGTAAAATATCATTACAAATTAGTGGAAAATGAAGAAAATAAAAAATTTTTAGGAGAGGTGACTACGCCGATTTCCTTACAAAAATAAAGGGGGTGGGGGTGGCTATTTGCATGGCGTTTGCAATGTATTTTGTTGTATAATAGTGATTTTCTGTTTACATTATACATATAATATAAAGTTTGTCTTTATTTACATTGTTGTTGCTCGCCAGTCCTGGACATAAAGTAAAGGCTATCACGGCGCAGCCAAAGACACCCAATACCGTCAATAAATAAAATTAATATCACGTATGTATCATATAGATAATATCTATTAATCATTGTACTTCGTTAGCGTCCTATGCTTATTCACGTTGTCTATATATACACCTTGTAATATAGATTAAATCTATTTCGTCAAACACTCCGTCAAGAACCTGCATATATTTATATTATCTATGTGCTTTATTATTAATATAGATTATTTCTATAATATTTAAAGCCTTTATTGTGCTTGTTGTGGTATTATATATTTACATATTCTTGTGGTTGTATTTTGTGTTATAAATATTTGGTATATAGTATATTGTGTTGTGTTTATTATGTGTTTTATAGCATGTATATTTTATGAAAATATTTTGCAATATTCTTTGCTGTTTACTAAATAATTCGTATCTTTGTAATGTAAGAAAGAGATAGATATAAGGTCTTGTTCTTACAGGCGTGTTATTAAGTGTTGGAATAAAAAAAGAGAGCCTTAACACTGCAATGTTAAGACCCTCGTAGGTTGGGAATACTTAAAGAAGTACCCCCCCAAGCGGAGGCAAAAGTACTTCTTTAATTTCTCACCTGCAAATATTCTTCCATTTATTTATATACTTGATACAAATACGTTTTAGTCTTATTGTGTTAGGCTTCTGGTATCGTGTTGTATTGGTTTACGTGTACACGCTATAAGGTTGAATCATTACCAATTTAAACTATAGCATTATGAAGACTTTAGAAAGTATCTTTTCGGAAATTAAGGAAAACGGCGTAATCACCAAACAGCAATTACAGTTATTTAAGAACCGTTCTAACAAGCAGCAAAAAGACGTTATCAATTACGATTGGTTGGAAGGTATCGGAGACGGTTACGGTATTCCCTTGACAGAGGAACAAGGCGTTCAGGGCTTGAACTGGTTAAAGAAGTTCATCAGGAAAAATGGAGAAAGTAACGTATATGGATATAGAGAGCTTGAAATAATTAATAGTGCTTCTCCTTGTGATTTTGTTTTTAAAGGTTTTTATGATGCCGGCAACGGTTGGTTTAGAAATTTCCTTCCTATATACCAGCTCAACGGCATGGAATATATTCCCATGAAAGAGCCTTATATAATTGGTTGATATGTTCGGCGTTATGTTGCTGTTATTCGGTTCCGTGTTGTTTATCAGCGGCACCGATATAGAGAGAATAAAGGATTTTATAAATGATGAATCGGATAAATTTTAAGGATATGGATACTACAGCAATAAACGATGCAAAACGTATCATTTCACAAATGAATACGGGCAACGAATGCGATTATATGGAGGCGGGATATTTGTATTACGGAATGGGGTTGTACGGGTATTCCAACGATGTGATAAAATCCGGGTGCGAATACACAAAAGGCAAAAATGATTTATTTTCTCATCTGGTGCCTACAATTGAAAACGTATCGAAATTCATTGCTTACATACACAAGGAGCTAGGAATACTATAATTATAATTATTCCGGCGTGGAGGACAACAAGCGGAGCGACACCGCCGCCGGGAACTATTGTAAACCAATAAAATAAAGACAATGAAACGTAAAGAATTAGACAACATTTTACGCAACTTGTTAGTTGCCGGGAACATTGTAACCGTATCATTTGAACAAATGAAAGATATTCGCAAGGAGTTAAACCGATTTGTAAAGCCTGTACAAATAGAGGTTATTAATAGTGATTTTGAAATGGTTTCTTTCCGCGAGCTAAGATAATAACCGATAAAATAAAACAATCATGCAAGCAATCATCGTAACAGTAAACCAGCAGGGAGAAAAACAGCCCTGCAAATAGATTACAGGGTAATAGCAACCATTTCAAAGGATAGTTTCAACAAAGGGCGTTATTGCGGTTATTTCGGAGCTTTTGGTTGCTGCAATAACAGCCGTTACCCTGATGCAGTGGAATTTATATCGGGGTGCATAGAAAATCACTTTGCCGGTTTCGGTTTGAATGTGGTATTTGAATAAATTTGTAGCCAAAACGAATTTAATATAAGGAGGAAATAATATGTATTTAGGTTTTATTCTTTGGGCAATTGTTCTGGTAGTGATATTATGGAACATCAGCCCGGCGCTGGTTATTACATCTGTTTTAATAGGAATTGCCATGGCGATAGGAAAAACAAAAGATAATAAATCAGGTGAATAATATGGAGACTTTAAAGGAAGTGTTTTTGAAGAAATACCCGCAATACGGAAAGGTGTTGCGGGTGTATGAAGAGGTTAACGAAGTGGAATGTACATTCGACAGCATAACAAAACCGAGGTTGTACAACTTTGTTCAGGCTCTTAATGAAAGGGTGGCCACCAATAGCGCTAAAACCTATTGCGCTATGCTTAAATCAATTCTTAACCTGTACAGCGATATGTATTCTTTTCCAAAAGGTTTTGAGGCTATATTGACCTTAAAAAAGGACGCTACGCAAAGTACGTGGCTAACGGACGACGAGATAAAAACGTTATTGGCGTATAATCCGATTAATGAAACGGAACGCGCTGTAAAAAACTGCTTTTTGATCGGTTGCCTTACAGGCGCCAGACATTCGGATTATATAGAATTTACAGAGGACAACATAGTAGACGGAAGACTGATATATGTTTCACGGAAAACCAAGATTAAAGCGGAGATACCGGCGGCTCCTGCTGTGCTCCGGATATTGAAAGAAAACCGGGAATACGGTATCAATGAACGAAAGGTTTCGGATGTAACCTTTAACGACACAATAAGAAGTATATGCCGGCGATGCGGGATAAACAAGCGTATAAAACTGTACCAGGCGGGCGAATATATAACCGGTGAAAAGTGGGAATTTATTTCTTCGCATTCCGCCCGGAAGTCTTGCGCAACCAACTTATATTTAAGAGGTGCGGACTTGTATTCTATCAGCCGAATGTTAGGGCACTCCAGTGTAACGATGACCGAAACGTATATATGCTGCGGGCTGCGTGAATTATCGGATAAAATAATGGGATATTTCAACGGGTTTAAATAGATTTGCACCTGATTTTATATATACATAAATATTTTATGGCACAAGAAAGTAAATACGCATACGACGAAGATAGTGTAAAGGCTATTGTTCATTGGGCTTTAACGGCTCAACTGCCCACTCAAATAGAGTTAAGCGAATCGGAGAATATATTCGACGTAAAGAAATACATACAGGCGAATATACACGATATAAACCAGCATTTTCCTGACCCGTTTTATAACCCGTCAATAGACAGATTGTACAGATTAAAAGAGTTTATTGAAAGGCAAGAATGATGTTATAACCCAGTGGGTCTTTTCACTTGTTTTGGGTTGAATTTAACCCACTGGGTTGTTTGGGTTATAACTTGCTATCCATCTTTTCAAATTCTTCCTGCACGGACTTGTTTAGCACCTTCGCGTATATCTGGGTTGTCTTTATATCTGTATGTCCCATCATTTTGGCAAGGTTTTCGATTGATACGCCCATATTCAGAGCCATTACCGCAAAACTGTGTCTTGCCATGTGGGAATGAAGGCTTTGCTTTATCCTTGCAATTTCCTGAACGACTTTCAACCTTAAATTATATTGGTAATTGCTTATTATCGGTAGCTTGAAGTCGTATTTTCTCAATATTTCCATTGCGGGTTTTAGGAGCATAAGAAAGTATTCTTCTTCTGTTTTTATTCTAATATCTCTAATAAAAAATTTGCTTCCTTTCTTGATTACTCCGCAGAAATCGAATTTGGACAAATCTGCATAAGACAGACCGGTGAAGCATTGGAAGACGAATAAGTCTCTAACCTTACTAATGCTTTCTGATGTTATTTCTAAGTTCTGTATTTGCTTTATTTGGTCTATGGTAAGGTATTTTATTCCTTCGCTTTTTCCGCGGTCAAATTTGAGCCTATTATATGGGTTGTCTTTTAACAACTCATATTTAATAGCTTCATTTATATATCTTTTCAAGCGTTTATGATAGCCATGAACGGTTGTCTGTTTATTATATTTCTTATGTAGGAAATCGTCATAATACATTATGTTGGCCGTTGTTATGTCGGAAAAATAAACGATTCTACCAAATTCTTCCAGAGAGTTAATTAATGTGGCATGGGTGTTTAAAGTTCCCTTTCTTAAATCTGTTCTTTCGCTTACCCGGCGCTTTATGAAGTCAAGAAAACTTTCTTTTTGCTGTGAATACTTTAGGAAATGCTCCAGCTTTTCAAAGTTGAAAGGCTCCTTATTCTTTATAAGGGAGTTGATAAATTCGTTTATATTCTGTATCTGTGCATCGAGTCTTTCGTTCAGATCTATGGACTGAACTGTATTCTTGACTTTGTTTTTTTCACTCCATTGGTCGGAATATAGCCTAACGCCTGTACTAATCCATTTCCTTTTCCGTTCAAATAATATTTCTATCTGAACGGTTCCTTTTGTTGTCTTGCTTGCTGTGTGTTTCCGGTCAAACACAAATCTTACTGTTGGGTACTTCAT